AGCTGCCAGGTCCATGAGACCACTCACCAGCTTCGCTGTACCAGCGCAAGCTGGTGACCCGCGTCGTCCCAGGCGTGAAGACGATTTTAGTGCGCGTTTGGATGTTCTTGGTCCCTTGATTCGCGACCATTACCCGGTCGTTCCAGCTGCTTGTCAGAGGAACCTTATGGCTGCTTTTGATAAGCGGTGCAATTTCTATAGCGACCGGCGTTGTGATCGTGATGTTGTCAAGGCATCTTTGCGCCTTCTTTCTCGTCTTGCGCCTGAGCCGATGGCTCCGGTTGATTGGACCCCTACTTTGTTCCACCAGTGGAATTCTCAGTTTTCTGCTGCTAAGCAAAAGCGTCATATGAAGGTCTTTCCGCTTGTCGATTCGTGTACTGTTAAGCAGTTCACCGACAAGCAGATCTTTGTTAAGGTTGAGGCTTTGCTTAAGCGGCATGATGTTAACTGGGCTCCACGTATTATTTACCAGTCATCAGATTTGCATAATGTTATTCTCGGGCCTGTTATGCAAGCGTGCACTCGTCGCATGTTTGCAGCGATGGATGGTTGTCTTGATCCGAACGAAGTCTGTTTCTCCGGTGCTTACAAAAAGAGCACCGAACAGCTTTGTGATTTTATCAGTAAAGGGAGTGCCTCTGGATCTCTCTTTGTTGAATCAGACTTTACATCCAATGATCAAACACAGGTTCGTGATGTTCATCTTTTGGAAATCCAATGGCTAAGACGTCTTGGAGCGCCTCTGTGGGTAACTACCTTGATGTTGCATGCCAATTCTTTTGCTGTTCGCAGCAATGAATATGGTTTGCGCGCAAGGATTACAAATCAGTTGCCCACTGGTGCGCAGTCCACGACGTTCCGTAATACATTGTGGAACGCTTCGATTGTGGAATCGTTTGCGTCAAAACATTCTCTCCGTGGGATGTGCTTGGTTCTTGGTGATGATATGCTGTTTCGCGTCGACAACCCTTTTACTAGGGTTGGTCAAATGCGACGCGCTTATGAGTATATGACCAAGAAGGCCTGCATGAAGGCAAAAGTGTTCGTACGTCGACACTTGTCTGAGTGCAGTTTCTTGTCCAAGCAATTCATCATGACAACTTCAGGTTACGTTCTTGTTCCAAAATTGGGTAAGGCTTTGGCGAGGTTTAACGCAAAGGCTACTGCCAACATGGCCCTTAGTGATAAGGAGTACATGGCTGGCAAGGCTTTGAGTTATGCTTTTGAGTTCCGTCATTGTCCTGTTATTTCCCGCTGTTTTCTTGAACGTCATGACCAACTTGCTCCGAGTGGTAAGTTTTCTCTGGATGGAATCGGGTGGTTCGCGAAGGGCGCTTTCTTAGACCGTGGGGTCGAGGGAGTGCTTTACACTATTGCCAATTGTAAGGTGTGTTCCCGTGACGATATGACCCGATTTTACCATTGGAAATATGGTATGACCGCCACTGATGTGTTGGAGCTGGTTCTGAGGTTTGTTTTCGGGGAAGAAGACCTTGATGAGGCCGCTGTAGGGCGTATCATTGAGGATTTTCTGGACTGAATTTGCCACCTTCCTTGGCTTAACGCCTTCGTTGGGCATAGGAGATCCCCGCACAAGTCGGATGTCGCTCAGCTATGAG